ACTTTAGGTTCAACAATAAGTGCTAGTGCAACTTCATTAACACTTTCAGCTGCTACAAACTTTCCAACAGGTAACATAACTGTTAAAATAGGAAATGAAATTATTACTGGTTCATTATCTGGTACAACATTATCATCTTTAACTAGAGGTGCTGGTGGTTCTACTGCGGTAGGTCATACTGCTTCAGACAAAATAGAATTATATCAGATATTAGGAACACCATTAACAGAAATAAATAAAGAACATACATCAATAGCAAATATTGGTACAGATTACTATACAATTGCTTTAACAACTGCACCAACAATTACTGGTGGTTCAACAACTGCTGAAGTTGGTGGAACAGCTGTTTATGCTTCTGAGAATTATAGATATGAAACAATTAAAACTGCATTGTCTGTTTTGGAATTACCAACAACAACTGTTTCAGCTAAAATAAGAAATACAACAGCAACATCGCCAAGTGGTAGTGAAAGTTCTTTCCAAACTACATCTTTGGCAGACGCAACAACTTTAACGTTAAATGAAAACAACAAACAGTCTATATCAAATATGGTTGCATCACAAATAAATGAAACAAATGAACTTGCAGGTGCTAACTCTTTATTCATACCATTAACGTTAGGTTCTAATAACGCAAACTTATCGCCTGTGATTGATGCAGATAGATTATCTGCTGTATTAATCGCAAACAAAATGAATTCTATTACAGGTTCTAGTGGAGTATTCCCTACAACTGATTACGTAACAAACGAAGCACCAGATGGTGACCAAAATGCATTTATCTATATTACTAAAAAAGTTGCGTTAGAATCACCAGCAACAGCAATTAAAGTTATATTTTCAGCACACAAACATAATAGTGCAGATATTAAATGTTTATTTAAAACTTTAAGATCAGATGATGCTTCTGATTTTGATGAACTAGGTTACACTTTCTTTAACACAACTGGTACAACAGATGTTGAAGTTGGTTCATCACTTGAAGATGATGACTTCCAAGAATATGTATTTACTGCTGGTGTTACGGATGATGGTATAGGAACACCACTACCAGAGTTTATTCAATTTGCAATTAAAATAGTAGGACAAGGAACTAATGCAGCTGAACCAATCAGAATAAAAGATTTTAGAGCATTAGCATTGGCAACATAATGAGTAAAGAATATTTAAAAGTAGAGGGTTATGATAATTTAGTTAGAGATAATAATAGTCACGCTATTATTAATACTGACAAGTCTGCATATCAAAGAGCAGTCGCAAGAGCAAAAGCAGCTGCAAAAGAAAGAGACGAAATTAGAAATAACGCAAGAGAGATAAATAATTTAAAGTGCGAAATGCATGAAATAAAAGATATGTTAAAAAAGGTGTTAGAAAAAAATGGCAATTAGAGCAACATCGATAGATAACAATAGTACGATAGAACAATTACGTATTCAGTTCAATAATCTAATTACGGATGTTACTGCTATTGAATCAGGTACTTTAAACTTAACAAACGTTGCAGCCACTACAATATCAGTAGGAGATTTAACTGTAACGGGGTCTTTTTTGCTAGATGCAATATCACCTACTACATTTACACTTAATAACGACAGATTTACAGTAGAGGGTCAAACAGACGATAACTTTGAAACAATTGTTGTATTCTCAGAACCCACAGCAGATAGAACAATCACGTTCAAAAATGAGACTGGTACAGTCGCATTTACTGCCGATTTAGGATTTGCGAACTCTACGTTAACACAATTACCTACAGCTGAGGGGAATGCTGATCTCGCAGGTGGGGAAACACCCTTTGATACTACTGCTGCTGATGCCTTTGGATTTGCATTATCATCAAATTTATATGATATGAATGAACCAAAAGGAACAACAAGTACGCAAGATTTAGGCCAATCAACGGGTATTTAATATGATAAATAATAAATATAAATAAAGATAAAACTAGGAGAATCTTAAAATGCCAACAGTACTACAATTTAGACGAGGTACTACTTCTCAGAACAATGCATTTACCGGCGCCATTGGAGAGATTACGTATGACACAACTACCGATGTGTTACGTGTCCACGATGGTAGTACAGCTGGTGGCTTTAGCATGGTCTCTGCAGGTAGTACAGCAACACTTACAAACAAAACATTAACAAGTCCAAATATCACAACGTCAATCGTTCCTACAAGCGCCGATGGAGCAACGATTGGTAGTGCATCAAAAGAATTTTCAGACTTGTTTTTAGCAGACGGTTCAACAATTCAATTTGGAAATGACCAAGAAATAACTTTAACTCACGTTGCAGATTCAGGTTTAATTTTAAAACACACAGCAACAGGTGATGACAGCACAATTGCTTTAACCTTACAAACAGGTGAGACAGATATTCAAGCAGATGATGTTATCGGAAAATTAGATTTCCAAGCACCAGACGAAGCTCAAGGTACAGATGCAATCTTAACTGCAGCTGGAATCGAAGCGGTTTCAGAAGGTGACTTTAGTACATCAAACAATGCAACAAAATTAAGTTTCAAAACTGCGGCATCAGCTGCAGCTGCTGAAACAATGAAACTATCGTCAGTTGGTGTACTTACACTTAACGGTAGTTCAGGTTCACTTGTAATCCCTAATGCTGGAACTATAGGTTCTGCGGGTGATACAGATGCCATCGCTATAGGTTCAGATGGTGATGTCACATTAACACAAGATTTAGAATTACAACACGATGGTGCTGTTCTATCTTTTGGTGCTAATGATGATATTACAGTAACACACGTTGCAGACACAGGTCTTACTATGAAAAACATTTCAACTACAGGTAACTCTGGTGTTGGTGCTGTTCTTACATTATCGACAGGTGATACAGATGTTGCAGCTAACAACGTATTAGGTTCTATACAGTTCCAAGCTCCCGATGAAGCCACAGGCACAGATGCAATTTTAGTTGCAGGTGCTGTTGAGTGTGTCTCTGAAGGTGACTTCTCTGCATCAAATAACGCAACTAAAATTTCGTTTAGATGTGGTAACTCAGAAACAGCTACAGAGAAAGCAAAAATCGTAGGTTCAACTGGTAAGTTTCACGCAACACCAGATAGTATTCTATTGATTAAAGACTCTTCTGGTTCTACTTTGAAAACTGTAAACGGACACGCAGCTATATAATAGTTGACAAAAGGTATATAAGTATAGTATAAGGAATATAATGACAGCAAGAAACCCTTTATATCACGATAGCGGTAACTTAATAGAGATGTCCTCAGCACAATTGCTTGAATGGCAAAGAGCAGCTATTCAACAATATGCAGCTAACCCATCAGTTGTAATTACAGTAGGTTCTGGTAACATTGGTACAACAATGAGTGATACTAGATTTAGGTCTAGTACAGCCACACAACAAGCATCATCTTTTGCAACCGCAGGTTCTCTTGGTACTGTTACAACAACCTTTAACAAGATTGTACAAACAATAACTAACCCATCTGTATTATCAGATACAGGTAAATCGTTTCCTGTCTATTATGATTCTTCAACTGGTTCAGTACAAGCGATGTCTCTTGCAGACTTCTTAGATACTTTTATTAAACCAGCGATTGTCTTAATGACTGCTTCCTCAGAAGCAAACGCAGGTGACTTTGGTGGAACATATGCTATTAGTACATCATCAAGTGCCGCATCTGGTTTTACCAATGTATCATCCACAGCAGTATTCATAGATACAAGAGCAAACACTGGTTCTTTTACTTCTGGTCAGATTGGTGGAAGTGGTTCAACGCAAGATCACTCATCAACTGTAAACAGTTTCTTTATGAATAAAGATAATGGTGATGCAATAACACCATCTCAAAATTTATTATACATTGATGGTGATAACAACTTAAAAGAATATGCAACATCTGGCGATGATGCAGCTGATATTTTAGATGTATTAGAACAATTTATTAGAGACCTTGCAGCTAGTGATGACTCAGCGTCTGACCATAACATTAGATATAATATTAATGGTTCAGGTCAAACTAGAGGAACAGCAATGACTGATACTAAACTAAATGGTTCAGGTTCTCAAACTAACAGATTTGTTGGTGGTAACGATTATAGATCACAAAGATTCCCTAACGGATCAGCAACGACAATTAATACATATAACTTTAAAATTAACAGAGAATAATATATAATAATACATTATATAATTAGGAGTGAAAATGAGTGAAAAAGTAACAAGTGAAGTAATAGGTTATGTTAATCCACAAACTGGTGAAGTCTTACCAGTTAATGCAGTTCCCCTACCACCAGATGAGTCAAGACCAACAAACTTAAAACCTAAAAGAAAACCAGATCATTCTAAAAAAGAAATAGATTTAGGATTTGGTATATTCATTATGGATAGAGTTGAATATACAGATACAGAAAGAACAACCTTAAGAATATTCTATGAGGATAATGGTGAAAAAGAATTTACATTATTAGAAGGTGACCCATCTAGAAAATGGTTAGTTGACCAGATTTATGCTTTAACAGATAAAGATACAATCATGGAAAATACTTATCAAAGAATTGTTGCCGAAGAAGCTGCATTTAAAGAGTTTGCTATAAAAGAGGGAAAAGCAGAGGGATATTTAATTGACCCTATTGCGTACTATGATTCAGACTCTAACTCAGCTAAAGTAGATACTAAGTTTTATACACATGCAATCAAATTATTTTTTGGACCTTTCAATGAAGAAAAACAAAAAGAGGATTTGTTTATTTGTAAACTTGCAGCTTTTGAATTAGATGTTGTTAAAAATTGTGTTGATAAAGAATTAAAATCTAAACTAAGAAAAGTAAAGACTCCTTTAGAAGTAATTGAAACATTAATTGAGATTAAGAAAAGCTCTGAAGAGTAAGAGCTCTATCAAAGTTTTTATCTATAACTTGCCACATACAAGCGTGTCTAACATCCTCAGTATTTAAACAAAGACTATGCCAATGTTCTGGCATTTGTTCATATCGACAATTGTATTTGTTTATTAACCAACACAAAAATATCTCATTATTCATTTGAAATTTTGGTTCTTTCTTTTTTAGTTGTTCAAACTCTTTTACATATTGAGGAAATCTTTCACTAATTTTTAGTGAATTAATCGCTTTTGAACTACCACCTATCGTACCTGTATTAAGTGTATTGTATCTAGGTATTACCTCGAACTGATCTAACATTCTATCAACACATTCACTCTTTACTAACCAATGATACTTGTCTAGTTTTTGAAATGCCTCATCAAAATTTTTGTCAATAAATTCTCTAGCATACTCAATCCATTTGCCACTTTTTTTAAGAGACTCAAAATATTTTTTGTGTTCTTCGTTTTCTCTTATTAGTGTATCTAATAAAGCTTGTAATCCTAGTTTGTCATATCTATGTGATGGTTCGTGTCTAATAACTATTTTACTCATATCAAATTTTTCAAAAAAACTTTTAGTGGTAGAAGGTATCATATCTAAATCCATGTAAAGAATATTTTCATACTTACCACTTTTAGCAAAGTCCTCTAAAAGAAAAACTTTCTCAAAGTTAATTGTATCATAATCTGATTGAATATAACATGGTGCTTTCATTGTATTCATATCTTTACAATTTGTATAAATTATTTTATACTCTGCATTACAATATTTTTCTGCATATTCTTTTTGTAACGCTGTTAATCTATCTTTATATTTTTTAAATTGATTAAGAGTGTTAATTTGTTTGTCTGTAAAATTAGGGTCTATTCTAATTTCTTCCCAAATTGTATAAACTAAATTTTTCATTTATTATACCATTCCTTTAATTCTGGCACATAATCCATTAAGTTAAATCCTCTATGATTATTTAATTTATCAAAAAATGGTTTATGATTATAATTACCTTTGTCTTCATATTCCTTAGATTCAAAATTTTTAAGAGTTGTTTTATATTTTTCAATTTGTTTATTGTAAATATCACTTCCAATAATATCAGCTGAACCATCTTTAGTATATCGACACCAATTATTAAATACAATGTTACTAATATATTCTTTATCTTCAAAATAATTTTGTATATCTAATAAATTAAAAAAATTATATAAACTAATTGTTGTTGCTATGTGTACTTTATTACCTGTTTCATTATAATATTTTTCCATTGTATTAACTGTCTTTTTAAAGTTTCCACCTCTTATCCAATCATAGATTTTATCAGTACCATCAACACTAGCAAATATTTTTGTATTTGGAAATTTTTTAAGTATTTCCATTGCCTCTGGTGTTATATGATGCATGTTAGACATAATTTTAATATTACATTTAGAATTTACTTCAGCAAGTTTTTTTAATATTCTTAAATTTCTTATATCTGCAAATGGCTCACCACCTTTTATTTCAATATAATCTAATCCATATAAAATTTTTTCTATCTTAGAAATTGCGTTATCAGATAATTTCATTAACGGATAAACTTTTCTTTCAAATTTTTTATCTAGTTCTTGCCATTTATTACTAGAAAAACTAGAACACATAGCACATACTTGATTACATATATTTGATAACGTAAATTCTAAATAACGAATAGGAACATTTATACCTACTTCTCTTGCTTTTTTATCAAGTTCTTCATTTGGAAATGTATGATATTTTTCTAATCTAGTTCTAAAAGTTTCCATACCCATCATGGTATTTTTATAACATACTTTACATGACTCCAAATTTTTTGTATTACCTTTTTCAGATATTTCTTTTCTGTAATAATCCATAACACTAGAATTAAAAAATTCTTCTAAGTTATCTATTTCATCAATGTGAGATATTTTGAGTTTACGATATTCACAACACAAATTAATATAACCTTGAGGTGATATATTAAGTGTTACTAATGGTGCTTTACAAGTTAATCTTGTCATAATATTTCCAAACTCTATCAAACTCTTTGTTTATCGCATGACATATTTTTGTGTCTTCAGGTATTCCTCTATTATCATCATAAAAGAAATGCCACTTACTATCTAACCATTGTATTGGAACTTTATTAGCCACAATCTTATAAGAAAAAATAGTTTCATTATCATATCCAAAAGTTTTTACTATATTTGGTGGATACATTTCAGAATTATCTTTTAGATAAGTCATCAACTCAAAGTCTTCTTTTAAACTATAAAAATATTTTAGTTTTGACCAATGTTTTTTATTTGCACCAACTATTGCTGTATTTACCACATCACATTGAGGACTATAACCTCTGTATTCTAACATGGCCATCGCATTAAAATATTTTGCTGACGGAGATCGAATTGTACCTTGTATATTATATACACTACCAGCGGTTGGTCTTATTTTATCATTATTGTGTAAGATTGCAATTCCTTTTTCTAAATCCCATACATCAAAAAAATTTTCATTTGTAAGAGGTACAGCATCAAAGTCTAGATATAAAACTTCATCAAAATAATTAACAAGTCTATCTAGAATGTGTAACTTATATTTGTTTATTATATTATAGTCTGTAAGAAAAGGATATTTTTTAGAATACTCTTCGTGAAATTTAATATAGTCTTCATCATATTCATACATCTGAAACTCTGCACCAATCTTATCTGCATAGCGTTTTTTACTCTCTATGAGTTTATCATAGTGATCGATAAACGCCTGTTTCATTTTTAAATTCATTGGCGTTTGATTTTCTTTGAGAATATGTTTGTCGAATATATCTAGTTTATCTTTGGGAACATCAATATATAACGAATAAATAACCCTTGACATTGTAACCTCAATTGTTTATAATAAATCAAAATATTATAACTATTTATAGAGGATTTGTCAATGAAAATATTAGTAACAGGTTCTGCTGGATTTATTGGAAGACACTTGGTTGAAGAACTAGAGTGTGATAATCATGAAGTTGATGGTTGGGATTTACACGGTAGAAACTCACACGGTCAACCAGCACCCAGAAACTTTAGAGACTTAACTGAGGACTATCTAAAATCATTTGATAGGGTTGTACATTTAGCAGCTCTAGCAGATGTAAGAGCATCTTTTAGTAATCCACATAAATGGTTTGAGACTAACGTTGATTGGTCTACTAATTTATTTAAATTGTGTTCTAAGTTAGAAATACCAATGATATATGCATCGTCTTCAAATGTTCACAACTGGTGGAAAAATCCATATGCAAGTTCTAAAAAAGCAATGGAGGCAGTGGCAAAAGCAACAGGTAAACATATAGGACTTAGATTTACAAATGTATTTGGTGACGGATGCAGACCTAGTATGTTAACACAAAAATTAATTGATAAAGACCTTAAATACAAAACGACACATACTAGAGACTTTATACATGTATTAGATGTCTGCGATGCGATAAAAATATTCATTAATAGAAAAGATTTTTATATGAATTGGACACAACACACATATGAAATAGGTAGTGGAAAAGGAGTAAAAGTAAATGAATTGGTAGATAAATACTATCAAAACATACCCGTAAAGGATGGTCATAGTGGGGAAAGTCTTGATAATACTGCAAATATCGAAGACATTTTATCATTGGGGTGGCAGCCAAAAAGGGATTTAGATAAATACTTAAAAGGAAAAATACATGGCCAATCCAAATTCAAAGAGTACATTAAAGGAATATTGCCTAAGAAATTTAGGTAAGGGTGCCGTAGATATTAACGTTACAGACGATCAAGCAGACGATAGATTAGACGAAGCATTACAATACTTTGCTCATTACTATTACGATGGTATTGAGAAGATGTATCTCAAATACAAAATTACAGCAGACGATATTACAAGAGGAGCTGCAAACGCAACTACAACAGCGACAGATATTGCAGACACCTCAGTCACAGCATCATTTGAAGAAGGCAAAGGTTTTATTCCTATGCCAGACTCAGTAGTATCCGTTTTAAAAATATTTAGCTTTGATAATTCTGCTACAAACAATATGTTTGATATTAGATATCAATTAAGATTAAATGACCTGTATGATTTTTCTTCAACAAGTATTATACATTATGAAATGACAATGCAACATCTTGATTACTTGTCACATTTATTGGTAGGTGAAAGTCCAATTAGATTTTATGAACATCAAAGAAGATTGTATATTGACATGGACTGGTCAAACGATATTAAAGAAAATGATTATTTAATTATTGAGTGTTACAGAAAACTTGACCCTAATACATATACCGACATATACAACGACATGAATTTAAAAAGATATGCAACTGCTTTGATTAAAAAACAATGGGGGCAAAACTTGTCTAAGTTTAATGAGGTTCAATTACTAGGTGGTGTAACTATGAATGGTGAACAAATTTATACACAAGCTCAAGAGGACATCACTAGACTAGAAGAACAAATACAAAACATGCAATACCCCGATATGATAATTAAGGGATAATACAATGGCTGTAAACAGCTTGTTCAAAACTTCTGGTACTACTAATACCACAGAAAAAAATTTGTATTCAGACTTGATAAAAGAGTCTATTCAAATTTATGGACATGACGTAAATTATATTGATAGAACTTTACAAGCCAGAGATAATATTTTTGGCGAAGATAGTTTATCTCAGTTCAACAAAGCACAAACGATTGAAATGTATGTCGAAGACTCATCTGGTGGGTATCAAGGTGAGAAAGAAGTCATGCAACAATTTGGTCTAGAAAATAGAAACGAGATTACTTTTGTTGTTCATAGAAAAAGATTTGATGATGTTGCTCGTCAAATAGATATTGAAAGTGGTACAGATACTACTGAAGGTTCGATACTTTTAGAAAGTGGAACAATCACAGCGAATACTACAAACAATGCTTCACAATCTTTTGAAAGTGCATATCTAAGAAAAGAGGACGATACACTTGGTGAGTTTGCAACAAGACCACTAGAGGGTGATCTAGTTTTTCATCCAATACTTAAAAAATTATTTGAAATATCTTTTGTAGATCATGACGAACCATTTCATCAATTAGATAATAACCCTGTTTATAAATTAAGATGCAGACAGTTTGAATACTCTAGCGAGGAACTAAATACTGGCGTTACAGATGTTGATGCTATTGAAGATGCATTAACAGGTGATACTTTAGGTCATCAATTTACACTTGAGGCTGAAAGTGCATATAACGAAAGTATTGCTCTTGAATTCTTTACTGACTTGTCACAAACAGACACGTTATTAATGGAAGACAATGATGTGGTTGTACACGAAGATGATAGTAGATCAATTGGTACTAATATTCTTCTTGAAGGTTCTGACCCATCAGTTACAAGTTATCTAATTCAAGAGACATATATAGTTGGTGACGGTACAATAGATGTAACAAGTCAAAATGAGTTATTTGATAAAGCAGATGACTCGATATTAGACTTCTCTGAAAGAAATCCTTTCGGTGATGCTGGAGAATAGAAAATGTTAGGAACACAATTTTATCACGAAACAATCAGAAAGATGGTTGTCTCATTTGGTACGATATTTAATAATATCAATATAGTTAGAAAAGACAACAATGGTACGATCATTCAAAAAATGAAAGTTCCTCTAGCATATGGGCCAAAACAAAAATTTTTAGCAAGATTAGATCAAGATGCTGATCTAACAAGTAAAGTAGCAATCACTTTGCCTCGTATTGGTTTTGAAATTCAAAACATGGCATATGATACTGCAAGAAAATTAAATAGAGTTCAAAAGTTTAAAAAAGTAAAAAGTGGTAAGACTGACCAAATAGAAAGTCAGTTTATGCCAGTTCCATATAATTTAGATTTTGAATTGTTTATTATGGCAAAGCAATCAGATGATGCGTTACAAATCATAGAACAAATATTACCATACTTTCAACCAGACTATACAGTAACAATTAATGACATGGCAGATATGGGTATTAAAAGAGATGTACCTATTGTTTTAAATTCTATTGGATACGAAGATAGTTATAGAGGTGAGTTTACAGAAAGAAGAGCAATCATTTATACTCTTCAATTTACTTCTAAGTTTTATCTATATGGACCAGTAACAGATAGTAAAGTTATCAAACAAGTTACAGTTGACCAATTCACAGACTTACCTGATAAGTCACCAACTAGAGAACAAAGATATACTGTTACACCTAAACCAGCCACTGCTGATGCTGATGATGATTTTGGATTTAGTGAAACAACATCTTTTTTTGAAGACGCAAAAAACGATTAATTAATAACTTACTAGGTACACTATGACAGACAAAGTTGATGAAATTATTAATGATGCTTTAGGTGTTAAACCTAAAGAGATAATAAAAAAAGAATCTCAACCAATTATTCCTAGACCAAAAGAAAACGAAGATATTGACTCTGATTACAAATATCAAAGAGAAAATTTTTATAATCTCGTTGAAAGAGGTCAAGATGCAATACAAGGTATTTTAGATGTTGCTCAACAATCAGATCATCCAAGAGCATATGAAGTTGCTGGTAACTTAATTAAAAATGTTGCAGAGGTAACAGAAAAACTTGGTGATCTACAAGAGAAGATGAAAAAATTAAAAGATGTTCCCAACAAAGCTCCTAAAAATGTGACTAATGCATTATTTGTAGGTTCAACAACTGAATTACAAAAAATGTTAAAAAAGAAAAAGGATGATTGATTATAAAAATAATGGATTTGAAAATAAAGGTGGCGATTTAGATATAACAAATAAGTGTACCCTACAATGTCCTACGTGTGCTAGAGGAAACTTTAATTATAAATCTAACGACATACCTGGTAGTGATCTAACAATTGAAGAGTGGCAAGACTTAACAGATTATTTTTCTTCATTAACTCTTAATGGAACATATGGTGATCCTGTTTTTAATCCTCATTTAATTCAAATGTTACGTATTGCGTGTTCTAAAAATGTTCACGTATCTATTAGTAACGCAGCTTCTCAAAAACCTATGGAATGGTATATTGATGCATTTAGAGCTCATCCAAATGCAGAATGGCGTTTTGGTATTGATGGATTGCCTTATCAAAGTTTTGCACATAGAATAAATCAAGATGGTGAACATCTATATGAGGTAATGAAAACTGCTAGTAAAATGGATATTAAATGTATTTGGCAATACATAGTTTTTAAATACAATGAAGACAAGATAGATGAAGCAATACAAATGGCAAAAGATATTGGAGTTGATTTAGAAATTAATTATTCTGGTAGATATACAGAGTTTTTAAAACCAACAAAGACTTTTGACATTGAAGAAGATAAAGAAGAATTTAGACCTAAGTGTTTAACAGATACCCAAGAAAGATTACCTTTTGTTGCAACAAATAAACAAGTGTTACCATGTTGTTGGTTAGATGCTCATGTTCAACACAAAGATAATATAGATAAAAGATTTGAACCACTATTAGATAAAAGTAACAATCTAAATAATAATAAAATAAAAGATATAGTAAATAGTAAATCATGGATATATTTTTTTGATAAAATTACAAATGGTGATGTACCTGAACTATGTAAGAAAAAATGTTCTACTAAAAGAAAAAGTTTATATAGAAAAAGAAAGTATTACGTAAATGGAAAGTTATCTAGGGAATCCTAATCTTAAAAAGGTTAATCAACCTAAAGAGTGGACTCAAAAAGAAATAGAAGAATATCAAAAGTGTATGGAAGACCCATTATACTTTATACAAACTTATATTAAAATTGTTTCTCTAGATGAGGGTCTAGTTCCTTTTAAACCATATAACTTTCAAAAAGATATGATTGGTACTTTTCATAATAATAGATTTACTATTTGTAAACTTCCTAGACAGTCTGGTAAATCAACCACTATGATTGCATATCTATTACACTATGCGTTGTTTAATCCAAATACAAACATAGCAATACTTGCTAACAAAGCTGCAACTTCTAGAGACTTATTAGGTAGATTACAACTTGCATATGAGAACTTACCTAAGTGGTTACAACAAGGAGTAATGTCATGGAACAAAGGAAGTCTTGAATTAGAAAACGGAAGTAAAATACTCGCAGCTTCTACATCTGCCTCAACAGTTCGAGGTAGTTCATTTAATATTATTTTTCTTGATGAGTTTGCATATGTACCCGCCACTGTTTCAGAGCAATTTTTTAGTTCAGTATATCCTACAATATCATCTGGTAAATCAACAAAGGTTATTATTGTCTCTACACCACATGGTATGAATATGTTTTACAAAATATGGAATGATGCTCAGTACAAAAGAAATAGTTATGTTCCAATAGAGGTGCATTGGACAGAGGTACCAGGTCGTGATGAAAAATGGAAAAAAGAAACTATTGCTAATACAAG